GGCTTAGAAATTCAGCCATTGTAATGGTTTTAAATTCGTTTGTACTAAGTGAGTTTGAAAGGTTTTGTAATTGGTGTTTCATAATATTAGTTTTAAAAATTAGGGGCTTTTTACACCCCTTTTATTTATTTTAAAAGTTAGTTGACAATTCAGTTCTTAATTCCGAGTTATAAACTTTATAACCTCTTTTATAACCCTCTTTTCTTACTAATCTGCTGATTTCTTTTTTTGCTTCTTTTAAATTATTAAATTTTAAAACCTTAATAGTTTCGTTTAAAATATTCATTGTTTCTGAACCCATTTTTTCGATTGTAATGTTAAAAGTTGTCATAATATTTAGTTTTTAATTTGTGTTGCTTAATTGCTACGATACAAATATAATAACTATATTCTAATAAACAACACATTTATTAAAAAAAGATTAAATTATTTTTTTACTTCTTTCAATTTCGGTCTTTACAATAATGTATTTATCCGTTTCAATACGCTTTAAACCCTTACGTCCAAACTTAGTGTAAAGGTTATCAGGCTTCATTTCTAATTCTTTACATAGTGCCTTAACTGAACCAAATATTCTAATTTCTGTTGTTTGTTTGTTGTAGTGTGCTATCATTTTTTTATTTGTTTGTTTTAATTATTAAAATAATTCTGTTTGTTGTTTTTTAAACCCCTTAGAAGTTTCTTTCAATTTGCAAAGAACTTCATAACTACTGGTAGAACCGTTTAAACATTTTTTTAAAACATCTAAACAAATTTCACTATTAGGGACTTCTAAATATGGGTTTATATTGTTAACCCTTGTTAATATGCTTGAAAGATGCCTTTTACTTTGTTGGCTACCCCTTTCAAGTCTGCCTTTTGATCCGTTACCCAATATTTTTATAATAAAAGGTGAAGCTTTTTTTATAAAATTGCTATTCATAAACCTATCGCCCTCATAGAATACAGTCTTATTTTTATTTTCTAATAAAAACCCCCCTAAACTTGTCATTACACTCATAGAAAGCCTATCGCTACCCTCAAAAGTACTGCCATCATAAACACCAGCTACTGAATAATTTTCATTTTCTACTGAATTTAATAAACCTACCCTTTTTTCATCCTTCAACCCCAACAATTTTATAATTGATTTAATTGTATAAGTTTTACCCACACCACAGTTTCCAATTATTAATATATTTAATCCCATAATTCATTATCGTTTTTAAAGTTATTTTTATAATATTCAAATTCTTTCTCCATCATTATTGGCTCCCCAGTTAATCGGTAATGGTTTTGCTTTTCTTTACAAATCTTCAATTTAGATGGGTTATGTTCGCACCTTAAAAATTTTGGCAGATATTTAACCCTTGCACCCCAGAAAACGTCTAAAGTCACGCCCCAATTAGATTCAGCTTTTTTTATACGGTCATACATCATATCGTTATAGACGTTTGGGTATCTCCTGTTTACCCTATGCCAACCCTTATAGCAACATAGTGTCGTTTCTAAAGTAAAATAATTAACAAAGCCACCACCTATGTATTTTTTAGCTTCTTTTAATAAGGTTTCCCCCTCTTTTTTTAGCCATTCAATAGTTTCTTTGTCAAATTTATGTTCGCCTTTAAACCATTCTAAATCGTCACGCCCTAACACTTTTACAAGACCATTCCTATGCGACTTACTGCCTTTTATTTCATCTAAAAAAAGCTCACTGCATTCTACGTTTACCCCTATTATATTTAAATATTCTATATAACTGAAAGAACTTAACCTACCGAAATATAAAAAACTTTCATTTACTTCAACCCAAAGTTTATCAAAGTTGTCAAATTTATTACCAGTATTACAAATAGAATTAAAATATTCCACTTGAGTTTTATGGTTTAAATTTTTTATGTAATGTTCTACTGATTCTATAAAAGAGTTTTTAAAATACCTCCTATCAGTATCCCAGCCAAAATTTTTATAATTATCGTAATACCACGTTCTTAATTCGTTGGTGTCTATTTCGGCTAAATTGGGGAACTTATTAAAAATTAAGTACGTTGTAACAATGTTTTGACTACACCCATTAATAAAGCATAGCCATAATGATTGTTCCATATTTAATTTCATGGTTTCAATTATATGGGGGATAGCGTAGTAAACCCCACCAGCGTGACCTCTATATTTTGTATGGAACTTATAGAAGTCAAGAAAAACTTTTCTTCTATATTTTGGGTTCCTAAAGTCTAAACCAGCTTTTAAATCTAATTCTTCTTTTATATTATTTATTTCACAGTATCTACCTATCATTTTTTTATTATTAAAGTGTTAAATAACCTGATTTGTTTTGTTTAATTTCTTTTAATTGCTCTGATGGTTGCTTACATTTCATCATATTTTCACGGTAATAAAGCACATAGGATATCCTAAATATTTCTGAAAAACCGTTTTTTATTTTCATTTCTGTATTTCCGTGGTATTTATGTACGTCTGCAAATAATATATCTGAGTTCTGAACATCTACTGCAATACCATATTCAGGCATAACAAAATAACCACCAGTATAAGAACCATCATTATAGACAATTAAATTACCAAAGCCATCTTTGAAATCACCAGCATCTTGGTGGCAAGCCGTTCTAAATGTTTTATTCATTGTAATGGTTGTAAATGAAGTTTCACCGATTACATAGTTTTTATTTGTAGATTCAGATAGTTTTTTTTGTTTACCGTAGTGCTTTGGGCATAGTTCTTTATAAAAATCATCTACTTTTTCTACAAATGGTAAACCCTCTTTAAATTTTTCAAAATGGTCACGAGCAAAAGCCGACATTCTGCAATATTTTACCATTGCTCCACTATCCATATAACCAATATTCCCACTCAAAACCTTTGCCCCTACTGTTATATTTGAAACCGAACCATCTTTGCGTATCCTTTTTTTGCTGCTGCCACTTGTTATTCCACGCCCCTCAGTTAACTGTATAGAACCTTTAAAACTTTGGTAACCTAATTCAAGCAAATCTTGAGGGAATTTATTTTTTCTAAACCTAAAAAGTAAATTTCCATAATTATCGTACGCATCGCAGTCATAATCTATTAATGTGTGGTAATGCGTTTCGTTTAAAAATTTACCTTTTAACTTTTTAGCATCTGTTTCTTTTAAAACCCTACCTTGTTTTATTATCTTCATCTCTAAATATTTTTAAAATTAAATCACTAATATTAGAATCCATATAGTTTTCAGGAAAATGCTTCTTTAGTAAATTTTTAGCTATTTTTTTATATTCTTTTAATTCATCAGAACTAAAATATAACATTGTAGATGTTATTTGTGTATTATCATGGGGGCTGGTGTCTTTTTCAAGGTTATCACCAAAGCTGAACATCTCTATTTCTTCAAACATCTTTTATTAATTTTAAATTTAATTCACTTGCTACATAATTAATATGTTTTTGAGTAGTCGCTGAATAGCTTACTAATTGTTTTAATTCGTTACCCTCAATGGTAGCAACGTGAGTTGTGTAACTTATTACGTTGTTACCCTCTAATCTTAAATTTTGTTTGTACTTTTTCATAATGTTTAATTTATTAGTGTGGTACAAATATAAGTATTAAATTAACACCAAATACATTTATGCTAATTTATTTTTAAAATCTTTTAAGGAACGTACTAAAAAATAATTATAACCTAATTCGGTAATTTGCTTTTCAAACCTAATTTGTTTTTCTGATTGCCTACCTATATCGGTTTTAACCTCAACAAATAAAACACGCCCTTTTTCAACTATAATTAAATCTGATACACCTGAAAGTAGACCAGTCAACAAGAGTGGCTTCATTGCTACATAACCCCCAGTTCGTTCGTTTGGAACGCTAAACATTATACCTTTGCCGTAATGGTTATCCCTATAATATTTTACTATTTCTTGTTGTATCTTATTTTCTGGTTTCATAATGTTTGCTTATTGTATTGTAAATTTTCTTTTCAAAGTCTTTAATCGTTTTTGACCTTGTACCCTTTAATTCTGAGCGATTCAATGCAAAATAAATGGGTAAAATAAAAGTTCTAATTTTATCTTTTAAATAATCTTTATTCGCTTGTATGTTTTCTTTAGATGTTTTGGCAAAGATAAACAAATCTAAAAAGTAATTAGCAGTTAAATTTTTGGCTTCGTTAACGCTTAATTCTTTGGCTATTGCATACCTTAAAATGATTTTCGCCGTAGGTGGTGGCATTTCTTTAATTTGTTCGGCAATAACTACTTTAGATTTCTTTTCTCTTTTGGGTGGTGCTTCAGCCCCACAAACCTCACAACTATATTCATTTATTAGCGCATCACATTTGTTACAAACTATAAAATCTTCAAGTTCTCGAATGGTTGCTTTACGTTCTTTTTCATTGTTGTAAATCTTTGCCCAATCTACTGGGTCAGACCAACTACCAAAACGCCCCAAATTACCACCCAAATCAATGCATAAAAAAAACGGCTTATAAATTTTATCGGTTATTCTACCTCCACGACCAATTATTTGATGGTACAAACTAAGCGAATTAGTAGCCTTGTTTAATATAATAGCTTCGACATCTTCGCAATCAAAACCAGTAGTGAAAACACCAACTGACATTAATATACCATTAGGCGTATTTTTAAACCAATCTACAATAGATTTTCTGTTTTCTTTAGATTTAGAATCAAAAGATTTAACATCATACCCTTTAAGTTTAAACATTTTAAACGCTTCATTATTAGATTCAATATTTGAATTAAAAACCATTGTCTTTTTTCCTAAGCAATGGGCTTCATAATTAGCCATTAAATTTTCGGTAGATGCTAAGTTGTTAAATACTTCATCTTGAGATTTTTTAGAAAAGTCGCCAGAACTATCAACCTTTAATTTTTCTAAGTTAGATATGTCACAACTAAGGTTATGAACTGGCGTTAAATAACCTAATTTTATTAATTCGTCAATATCAACGCCTTGTATTAGACTACCATACCAGCGTTTTAACGATACTTTAAGGCTATATTTCTTTGTTTCCTTACCACAACAATCGCTCTGGGTTTGTGATTTGGTTTCACAGTATTTACATTTAAAATAACTTTCAGACTTTAAAGTTACTGGCGTGGCTGAAAATGCTATTAACCTATTATTATAGTTTTCAATTATTTTGGTAAATTGTAAATTATGCGCTTCATCAATTATAATTAAATCAACGGTATCTAAATTAAAAATACCTTTTTTTATTCGGTTATTAACACTTTCAACCATACCAATTAATACTTCGCCTTTGCCAATATATTTAGTTTTAGCAGTTATTAGCGACTTAGTTCTTGTAATATTTTTGGCAGTTTGCTCAACTAATTCGGTACGGTTAACCAATATTAAAACTCTGCCTTTATAATTGTTGGCTAAATTTGAAAATATTAATGTTTTACCCCCTCCAGTAGCTAATTGCACAAAGTTGGTTTTTTCTTTTGAAGCCAATATTTCGTTTATTAAATCTTGTTGGTGTTCGTATGGTTTCATTATTTAGCATATTTATAAAGTGTGTTTCTACTAATTTCTAAGGCATCGGCTAAATCTTTTTTCTTAGCTTTTGGGAATTGTTTAATAACCATTTTTGTTAATGTTTTTATATCCTTATCTTTATAC